CGCAGAGGTATTGGCAGGCCAGGGCGGCGATAGCGCCAAGGGCAAGATATATGGTGAGTGCCTTGCGGGTTCCCCGAGGGGCGGGGGAGGCGGTAATGGGAATGTCTTGATCCTCGGCCGTGAAGAGCAGGTGCCAGCGGGTACTCCTCCGAACACGGTTATCGTACGAAAGGTCTGATCATGGCGTCTCCCATGAAGGGTATCGCGGTCTCCAAGAACCAGGACGAGAAACTCAGCGTTCCGTCAGCTGTTGGGGACTGGGCGCTGCTCGTAGTGGGCGGCCAGCTCAACCATATGCGGGATTGTACGCCTGCCGGGTGGACCGGAAAGTACGCCCATGGCGAGGACATCCGGTCTTGTACCGTGGCTGTCAAAATGGTTGCGGATCCTGCCGATACGCAGAACATCGTGTGGAAGTCCCCGGACCCGGCTCACAACGGACGGCACGTTGCAGTACTCATGGTATTCGACGGCGCCAAAGTCAAGAGCCTGGTCCCGGGTACACCCGGCAAGAGTGCTGACGGTTGGAAAAACGGGCCATTTCCTCAGATTACAGGGTTCGTACAGCATGATGTGAACACTGCTCCTGTAGCGACTTTCCCGCCAAACGTCGAGTCGTTGACTAATGGTGCCTGGGGTAAGGACACGAAGCTGTCCTGGTCTTCGATCGTCATCGGATACGCTCAGTCGGCGTACGCTCCGCCAGGCGACACCGGAGTAAAAACACTATTCGGCGTCGACGTCAGGCTTCAAGAGCAGAATGACTCGCTCGATCCAACTCTCGCCGACGGATCCAGGATTGGTGTCAATGTGTGGGACGGTACTCGGGAGACTCCGACCGTCACGATGCGAGCAATCCCGGAGGGCGCCAAGACGATCTCGGAACTCCTCACGATTCCGCACTTCATTGTGGGGCATCGCGGCGGATCCCAGTCCTGGCCCGAGCACACCGAGATCGGATACACCCAGGCGGTCGACTACCACGCGCACGCGCTGGAGTTCTCTGCCGCTCGCAGCAAGGACGGCGTCTGGTTCGGCTGTCACGACAAGAGCCTGTCCCGTCTTGTTCCGGCTCTGACCAAGAACGCCGACGAGTACACCTGGGCGGAGATCAAGGCCGCGGCGTCGAAGACCCAGTACATGCCGGCGACGATCGATTGGCTGATGGACACATACTCAAAGAGTCACGTAATCGTCTTCGATCCGAAGCATAAACTAGGTGAGTGGCAGACCGTTTGCGACATGTTCAAGGGCATGGAGCAGAAGGTCATACTCAAGTCCTACGGAGACTCCAAGTGGGCGTTCGACGGAATGCGAGCACGCGGATTCAAGACCTGGGGGTATGCGTACGCCTCGGACACAACCAAGGAATGGTATCCGAATTTCCTCGCGGGGAAGGTCTGCGATATTCTGTCCATGGAGTTCAATGCGCCACAGACCACATGGGATGCCCTGAAGGCTTCAGGTCTCCCGACAGTTGCGCATATTCCCGCTGACGCCGAGCAACTCAAGACAGGATGGTCTCGAGGAGCGATGGGGGCCATTGTATCAGGTATCGCGGCCGCCTGTGAGAGGGCCGCATGAGTCCAGCGTTCACGCTGGAGATGGATTCGAGGATGGACACGGGGAAGTGGCTCGAGAGACTCAAAGAGGGCCGCTTCTTCGATTTCCTCGACGACTGCGGACAGGCCGGGGTGGCTGCGCTAGCTGCTGCTACTCCGGTCAGGTCCGGTTACACTGCATCCAGCTGGTCCTACGAGATCAAGCGGAGCAGAAACCGAGTCTCGCTGGTCTGGAACAACTCCCACGTGGAGCAGGGTGTCCCGATCGCAGTCATATTGCAATACGGGCATGGCACCAGAACCGGTGGCTATGTCCAGGGCGTGGATTATATAAATCCGGCGCTCAGGCCTATATTCGACAGCATCGTCAAGCAGCTTGAAAGCGCGGTGAGAGGCTAGTGGCGTCAATCGAGGAGCGGGTAGTCGCTCTTAAGTTCAACAACGGCCAATTCATGAACGGGGTTCAGGACTCTCTCAACGGAGTCAAGAAGCTCGAGGAGGGATTGGCATTCCGAGGCGGCGTTGAAGGGATCAATCAGGTCTCCGCGGCCGCCAAGAACCTTAATTTCTCGGAGGCCCAGGCGGGTATTGCCGAGACCACGAGCAGATTCTCGGCTCTCCAGTCGATTGCATTCGGCGCACTCGCCAGCATCGGCGGGAAGATCGCCGAAATCGGCTCCTCGATGCTCTCGAGTTTCACGGTTCAGCCCCTTATCGATGGTATGAAGGAGTACGAGCTCCAGCTCAACTCCGTTCAGACCATTCTTGCCAACACTGCCCAGAAGGGCGAGACGATCCAGACTGTTAACGCGGCTCTGGACCAGCTGAACACCTATGCGGACCAGACCATCTATAACTTCGGCGAGATGACGTCCAACATCGGTAAGTTCACCGCTGCCGGCATTGGACTGGATGACTCGGTCGCGTCGATTAAGGGTCTGGCGAACTGGGCGGCCGTCGCTGGTGCCAACTCCGAGTCCACCTCGAGGGCAATGTACCAGCTTTCGCAGGCTATGGCCGCGGGAACGGTGAAGCTTCAGGACTGGATGTCCCTGGAGAACGCCGGAATCGCTACCAAGCAGTTCCAGGACCAGCTGATTCAGACAGCCAAGGTCCATGGCAAGAGCGTCGACGAAATGATCGCCAAGAACGGGTCGTTCAGGCTATCCCTCCAAGAGGGATGGCTGACCCAGGAGATCATGATGGAGACCCTGAAGCAGATGGCCGGTGAGTACACCGACGAGCAGCTTCTCTCCATGGGTTACACCGAGGAGCAGGTCGCTCAGATCCAGGAACTGGCCAAGACCGGTATGTCTGCGGCTCAGGACATCAAGACATTCTCTCAGTTGATGGGCGTTATCGGCGAGGAGCTCGGTTCGTCCTGGTCCCAGTCATTCCGAATCATCTTCGGCGACTTCGAGCAGGCCAAGGAACTGTGGACCAAGGTCGGTGCGTTCCTCACAGGGCCGAGCGGTGTCATCACACAGATGGGCAACGCCAGGAACGCCCTTCTCCAGGGATGGGCTGACCTCGGCGGTAGGCAGAAGGTCCTCGAAGGTCTAGCTTCCCTGTTCCACGCCATGTGGGATCCGTTGCAGCGCATCGGTCAGGCGTTCTCGCAGGTCTTCAGCGGTCCGTCCGCCGAGGGGCTCTATGCAATGTCCGAGGCGTTCGCCAACTTCATGGCTAAGCTGGTCCCCAGCGAGGCTACGGTCGAGTCGATCGGCAACTACTTCGAGGCGTTCTTCCGGATCGTCAAAATAGGTGTACTGGTTCTCACCGACTTCGCCAAGGTGATCGGATGGATCGCCGGCGGAGCGCTCAAGGGACTGGGAGCCATCATTTCCAACCTTCGTGGCCACACCGCGGGTTGGTCTTGGAGTCTCCTAGAGAGTGTCGAGGCCGTTCAGAGTTGGTATGAAAGCCTGAACGTCGCCGAGAATGTCATCAAGGCCCTCATCTGGACAGGCCACGGTCTGAAGCGTATATGGAGCAACTTCTCCGAGGGTTTCCACGACGAAATCACGCCTAGTCTCAGGCGCCTCAAGGAGGCCTGGGACGGTCTGTGGGAGGCTCTGAAGACCGCGGGCTCCAGCATCAAGGAGTCCATCGTTGCCCCCTTCCGGGAGCTCAAGGAGAGCGCCCAGGAGGTCGGTGAGGCGCTTGGTATCACCAGTGACTCCACCGAGGAGGCTGGCGAGACTGCCGAAGCGAACGAGTCTAAGTTTACCAAGCTCAAGAATAAGATCGTCGAGCTCTTCGAGTCTGCTTACAAGAAGTCGTATTTCTGGGGGCAGCACCTGGCCGACCATCTTATTCCAGCAATCGACAAGCTCACCAGCTTCATCATCTGGCTGACTGAGTGCATCAACAAGCAGGCCATCGTTGTCAGCGACTGGTTGACTCCTAAGATGGAGCGACTGGCCGCACTCTACGATGAGGTGTCCACCAAGTTCAGCGAGTGGGCCGAGGCCATGCAGAACGGGCCCGATATTGCCTGGTTGTCGTCCCTTGGCGGTATTCTTTCGTCGTTTGGCGCCGGTGTCTGGGGCGTCCTCAAGAATCTGGCGACTCTGAACTTCGACTTCGACACCAAACCATTCCATAAGGCGTTCAGCGACCTCAAGACGCTAATGGGTGAGTACGCTGAGTCTGTCAAGTACGGCTGGAGTACTACCAAGGACTTCATCGCCAACCTTGAGCTCAAGGATAAGGCTACATCCGGGTGGCATAACTTCGTCAAGCTTATCAAAGGTCTCGGCAAGGTTCTGTCCACCGTGGGCCACTATGCCGTCATCGCGGCCAAGGCTCTCATCGAGCCGTTCAAGGGCGCATTTGCTGAGCTCAAGAACATGGCTGACAACGGCGACTACGGAGGAATATTCGACGCCATCCTCAAGACTGGCGCTCTGGTTACATTCCTTGCAATTGCTCGGAATGTCATCAACACCTTCAAGGAGTGGGGCAAAGCAGGATCCAACTTCGCCGGTATTCTCGGTAGCGTCAAGGACGTCATCGACGGGTTCAAGGAGTCGATGGAGGCTACGACCGCCAAGGTCAAGGCCACCACTGTCCTTATTCTCGCCGGAGCCGTTCTCGTTCTGGCCGCTGCGCTCTGGGTCGTCGCCCAGATCCCGGCAGGCAAGATTGTGGCCGCTGGTGCAGCTCTATATTTCATGTTCAACATGCTGAAGAAGGCGGAGGACGAGCTGTCCAGCGCCGGCGAAGGCAAGGACACGAAAGGGCTAGCCAAGCGAATGCTGGCGCTGGTCGTATTGGCCGGAGTCGCACTCCTACTGGGCAAGGCACTGAACAACATCGGCACTATGGACTGGGATGATATTCTCAAGGGGACTCTTGGGCTCTTCGCAGTCATAAAGATGCTGATGATGGTGGCCGATACGACTACCAAGAAGAACAAGGATATCCTGGCGTTCGCTCTCACGGCGATTCCGCTGGGTATTGGCGTTATGCTCCTTGCCTATGCGGTCAAGCCGCTTGGTGAGATGAGTCTGTCTGACCTGACACAGGGCGTTCTGGCGCTTGGTCTTATCATGAAGATGATGACCATGATGTCTCAGATGGGTACGGTCAAGATCAAGAAGGCCTCGGCGTTCGCATTCCTTGCATTGGCGTTTACCATGCGACAAATTGCGAAAGTCCTAACCGAGATCGGTGAGCTGTCTTGGGGTGACACGATCAAGGGCATCATCGCTATGGATATTTGCCTGGCGTCCTTGACGTTCACTGTCGAAAGGCTCGGAAGTGACAAGCTCTCCGGCGGCAAGTCTCTTGTCGGGGCTCTAACGATCCTTGTCCTGGCGGCGACGCTTAAACTCATCGCTAGCGATATTGAGAGTTTCGCATCCATGCCATGGGGCGACTACCTCAAGGGTCTGGTTATGATGTCAGCGGCCCTGGCTGTTCTCGTTGGGATCAGCTCCATCGGTGGGGGAAGTCTCGCCGGTGCCGCGGGCCTCTTCGTGACTGTAGCAGCACTCGCTCTCCTGGCGCCTGTCATGAAGATGCTGGGGGAGATGGACTGGGCCACTGCAGGCAAGGGTATTGCTATCATGGCCCTGGGGTTGGCCGCTCTTGTGGCTGTCGGATATGTTGCTGAGTTTGCCGCGGTCGGTCTCCTTGCACTGGGCGGCGCTATCCTTATGATCGGGATGGGCGTTGGTCTAGCGACTGAGGGTATTGCCAAACTGGTTGATGCCATTGCGAACCTGTCGACCTCGGGAGCCGACGGCGTACAGACATTCCTCGCGGCCGTCGACGGCTTCATCGAGAGAATGCCTGCGATGGGTACGGCGCTCGGTGAGGGCTTCATCAACTTCATGCAGGTCCTCATCGACAATTCGGGCACTATCGTCGAGTACCTCAAGCTTATCCTGACGTCTGGCGCTCAGGCCATGATTGAGTCTATTCCGACGTTCGTTCAGCTCATGACCACGATCCTTCTGGCGATCATCCAGGTCATATACGACAACGCCCAGGCCTTGATTGACTGCGCCATATTCTTGATCCTGACCTTGTCGCAGGCTCTAATCGATAACATGCCGCAGTTGGTCCAGCGAGGCTCGGATGTCCTCATATCGTTCTTGGACGGGCTGAGTCAGAAGATCCCCGAGATTGGCCAGAAGGCTACGGACTGTATCGTGGCGTTCATCACCAGTCTCGGCGACGAGATGCCGCGAATCACTGATGCAGCGGCCAAGACCGTCATCAAGTTCATCAACGGGCTTGCTGACGCGATCGAGAACAATTCCGAGGCTATGGCTCAGGCGGGTGTTCGACTCATCAGTGCCATCACTAGGGGTATCGGCACCGGCATCAAGACTCTCGTATCTACGGGGGTCGCGCAGATGAAGAATGCTGGTATCCAGCTGGTCAATGGCCTCAAGAATGCGATCACCGAAAAGCTCTCCTCCATCGCCAGTGCGGTCACGAGCATGGGTAGCACCGTTGTATCGAAGGTCAAAGCAGCATTCGGCATTCATTCTCCTTCGAGGGTGATGTACGAGATCGGTGATTTCTTGATGCAGGGTCTTGCGAACGGTATCACGGATAACACCGAGCAGGGCATCGCAGCGGCCACCACCATGGCCACTGACACAGTCGACGCGCTTTCCAAGGGCTTCGGTAATACGAAGGATATTTGGAACAACGCATTCGGAGAGAACGCCGATCCGACGATCAAGCCGGTTCTGGACCTATCGCAGGTCGAAGAGGAGGCAGGTCGTCTCGACGAGATCCTTCCGCAGGAGGAGATCGCCAGCACACTCACGTCGACGACAACCGCTCAGCTTGCTGGACGAGTAGTCACTAGCACTCCTGCGAAGTCGAATGACACCGCCCCCAGCGAGACGTACAACCAGGGCACAAGTCTCGTGTTCAACCAGTACAACAACTCGCCGAAGGCGCTGTCCGAGGCGGAGATCTACCGCCAGACTCGTAACCAGATCGAGCAGGTGAAGGGAGCCATGTACGAGCTATGATTGAGTCAATCGAGTTTCTTACGTACCGACAGCAACGTGTCGTTCTTCCTCTGAGGGATCCTTGGGGGATTGGCGTAGCTGTCAAATCCGTTGACGGTCTGTCGGCTACGAAGGCCTCGATCAACACGACTGAACTGGCTCTTACAGATGTGGCTATATTCAACGGCGCGAGGGCGGGAATGAGGAACCTCAAGATCAAACTCGCGCCGTTGCCCCTGCCCGACATCGAGACCAGCAGGCAACGCATATACTCCTGGTTCCAGATCAAGCAGCTCATGACTGTGTATATCAACACAGACAAGCGCAGGGTCAAGACTGAGGGGTACGTCGAGACGGTTGAGGCGGACATATTCTCGAAGGAACAGGAGATCAACATCTCCATCCTATGTCCGGATGCTTACTGGCACGACGCAGACACCAGCATCGACAAGAACCTTGAATGGTCCAGGGAGATCCCATCTTTCGAGTTCGACTTCATGGACCAGCCGTCTCCGTCGCTGGAGTTCAGCAAGGACCGCGGTTTATTGTCCGCTACGATCGATTACGAGGGCGATGTGGAGACCGGGTTCACCATGGTCTTCACTTTCCGCCCAGGAGCCAAGCTTCCGATCACGGTGACCGAGACATTCTCCGGAGACCAATTCAAGCTCACCGGAGCATTTCTCGACAAGACGTACTACAAGGTCGATCCCATCGTAGGTGGCGACATCGTCACGGTCAATTCTAGGACGGGGCGCAAGTCCATCATCCGGAATCGAGGCGGGCGAAAAGATAAGTTCATAGCGGCGCTGGATCGTAACTCTGATTGGCTCAAACTTAGGCCTGGCGTCAATGAGTTCCAGATCGCCATGAATGATCCGAATCTCACGGACGTATATTTCTCAACCGACGTTCTCTTTCAGGGGGTGTGACATGTATCTTGCGGTTTTCGACGAGGCCATGGTTCTCCAGCATATTTGTGAGGACTACAAGTCCATCAGCTGGACTGAGCGGTTCCACGGCTTCGGCGATTTCAAGTTAACGGTTCCTGGCACCCTGGAGAACCTGCAGATCTATCAACTCGACTACTACCTGTACACCAAGGGCACGAACAAGCTCATGATTATCGAGCAGGTCGAGCTCAATACCGAATACAGCAAGCAGTCGTTACTGACAGTCAGCGGGCGCAGTCTTGAGTCCATATTGGACCGACGTGTAATGCACCCTTACCCGATTTGGGAGGGAACCAGGCTATGCATGCATGAGCGAACAAAAGGGAAAGTCAAAGACGTTATCAAGCATTATACCAATCTGTTGTTCAAACAGAGAGACTCCCTTGATGCGTCGCACGAGCGCCACGTTCAGGGATTTGGTTGGTATTCTGTCGATGAATTGCCCGCGGGGATTCGCAAAGGTCGACCGGTTTCTTCCATGGACATCGGAAACATCAGGGCTAATGCCAACGGCACTGTCCGAAACATGACGCGTAATAGCGATTACTCTCATGCGGCCTATGATGATACCGATCCATATATTATGGAAGGTTCCTGGTATAAGCTCGTTCAGAATCTAACCGATTTAACCATGTCCGGATGGGCTATCGAGTATGACGGGGAAGATCCGTATTACTGGTACGGGTATACGTATAACGGCGTGAACCGAACATTCAATCAAGGTGAGCGTCCACCGGTAGTATTCTCTCCGAAGTATGACAACCTGTCTAAGGCAACCTACTTCAAGTCCAAGGTGTCTACGCGAACCAAGATATTCTCGGGCGCTGTGAAATTCACTGTACCCTTGGAGTTGCAGCTCTCAAAAGAGTATCTCGATGACAACCGAGACTCTGCGATGCAGAACAACTCTGTCACCGTCGGTACCAGGGGTCTTGGTCTGCGAGAAGGTTATTTCCAGAGTCCGTCAATCGAGCATACCAACGGGTATATGATCTCGAAAGGGAGCGGTCAGTGGGGAGTGGCGTCGATCGACCCCGAATCCATTTATCGCCAGATCCATGAGCAGTGCAACACTGAACTGTGGCGTCACATGCCCCTCGAGATGTTCTCAGGCGAGGCTGCACAGCAGTCCATGTACACTTACAACGAGGACTTCTTCCTGGGCGATTTCGTGCAGATCCAGAACGAGTTCGGGCAGCAGGACATCGCTCGGGTAACCGAGTACATTCGTACATCCTCGGACTCGGAGGGTGACGTCTTCTATCCAACGTTCGAGTCCTTGTCCGATATTCAGAAGTCGAAACCGGGGTTGAACATCACATGACAGAGAAATCAGGATTCTTCGTCTCCATCAATGGGGACCGGAAGTACTCCGCTGACGACTTCGGCCGCATGTTCGACGGAGTCATCTCGGACGGTATATTCCAGAACTGGGGTCGAGGCTACCAGGTGGCCAAGGGCTCTGGACGAGAGATCATCGTGCAGTCTGGTCGCGCCTGGATCAAAGGGCACTGGATTGAGAACGACGCGAATAAGGTCTACGCGCTCACCGAGGGCGCTACGGACGGCGACCGCTATGATGCCATAGTTCTCAGAGTCGACAAAACGCCCAGCGTTCGCTCAGCTGGTACTCGTGTTATTCAGGGGACTTCGGGAGGCGGTGTTCCTCAGCCTACCCAGACGAACGACACCTTCGAGGTCATCATCGCTTATATTCGGGTTCCCAGGGGAGCCAAGACGAATGCCGACTTTGAAGTCACGGACTGTCGCGGTAGGGTTGGCGCTCAGTATGCTCAGTGGGCTCAGAGTGTCATGCAGCCCAAGCAGATCACTCTGAACAACAAGAACGACTTCCTCAACGCCTTCAACAACGACCCGAATCTCAAGCGAGTCATTACTCGGGGCAACAACCTGGGCCGGGTCATGACGCCTGCCCAGAAGGCGGCCATCCGGAACGGGACGTTCGACGGCTTGTGGCTGGGCGACTACTGGCAATACAACGACAATTCCTGCAAGTGGATCATCGTCGACTTCGACCGGTGGTTGGACTACCCGAATGGCGAGAATCAGCACCGCATTACAGTCATGAGCGACCGTAACCTCGGAATCGACAACATCGGCGAGTCTGGATGGTGCGAAAACGGCTGGAACGGCTCCAAGATGCGACGGGACTATTCCAATGGCATGGTTCGTTTCTCCACGCTCACTCAGGTCTTCGCCATGTCGGACTTCCGGACGTTCCCTGTTATGGAGCCGCACGGTTACGAGAACACCGGAAACGCCTGGGAGCGCACGGAGAAGGACTGGACCTGGGAGTACCCGCAGCTCACCATTCCGTCTGAGTTCGAGATGTTCGGCTCATACCTTGTGCACAACCGCATCAATGGTGACACCCACACTATTGGCCCCATCTCTCGTCAGTTCTCGTATTTCCGTGTCGGCAACCCGATTCCGACCCCGGGCGAGTCCTTCTGGCTCCGGGATCAGATCTCTAAGGACTACTTCGGCCTGTACTACGGCGACCAGCGTCGAGTCACTTGGGCCCAGTGGACTGAGAAGTACGGGGTGCGCCCAATCGTTTCTATCGGAGGCTAAATGTCTCATACTGTGGAGCTGGTGATCACCATATTCGGCTCCGTTCTCACCAGTACTGGTCTCTGGGCGTATCTCCAGAAACGTGCGGAAAGGCATGATGCCAAGACGCAGCTGATGCTGGGTCTAGCGCACAACCAGATCGTGGCTATGGGAACCGCATATCTGTCCCGTGGTTACATCACCATCGATGAGTTTGAGGACTTACAGAAGTATCTGTATCAGCCCTACCACACTTTCGGCGGAAACGGGACTGCCGAAAAGGTAATGGACGCCGTGAACCGGCTTCCGATCCATTTTCCTGACACCCGAAGAAAGGACAAGCGCTATGTCGCTGTCGAATCAGACCTACAACACTCTGAAGTGGATTGCTCAGATCCTGCTCCCTGCCCTCGCCACCCTGTATCTCGCCCTGGCGGGTTTGTGGGGTTTCCCTCACACTGAGGCGGTTGTGGGTACCATCACCGCTCTCGACACTTTCCTGGGCGCTCTGCTCGGTCTTGCAGCCAAGAACTACGAGCCTGCGGTTGACGGCGTGCTCCATGTGGACCACAAGAACCAGGAGGTCTACGCCGCTCTGGAGACCCCCGCTCAGGACATGACCAAGAAGGACACGGCCACTCTGAAGGTCTCCGAGGTCTGACGATCCGCGGGATCGACATGGTCTATAATGATACCCCTCATTTGAAAGGAATACCATGTCCGACAACAAGCCGAACACCAAGAAGGCCCTCGAAGAGGCTTACGCTTTCATCGACGGCATGGATCCCGACAGTGAAGCCTATCGCGAAGCTCTCCGCAGCATCAAGGAGCTTGAGCAGATTCAAGACGCAAAACACCGTCGTTTCTGCCCCAGCCCCGATGCTGTGGTGGGCGCCGCCGGCTCCATCCTCGGAATCCTCGCCATCGTGAAGGCTGAGCAGATCTTCCCCGTCGCCTCCAAGGCACTCGGATTCGTCGCCAAGATCCGCATCTGAGACACGAAAAACCTAGGGCCCCACAAGGGTTCTAGGTTTTTGCAAAGGTTCCGATTTTTGAAATCTAAAAATTCCCGGGTGGGAAATTTGGGACGCGGATTTTGCAAGGTATATAACGAGACCCCTCACGAAAGGAATGCATCATGTCCAACCTCTTCATCGCATTTGGTTTCATCTCCTTCGTCATGTTTCTGTACACCGTCTACTCCCAGGCCCAGCAGATCAAGGCGCTCAAGAAGACCGTCCGCCACCAGCGGCACCTCCTTAAGTTTACCTCGACTCCGTCCGCCCAGGAGACCGACAATGTAGAGAAGTATCTCGAAGAAGATTGGGCCGAGATCGAGAAGATCTTCCGACAGAACACTACCAAGAAGTGACTCTCACGCCTAGAACCTTCACGGGTTCTGGGTTTCTCGCAGGATCAGCAGGGCATATAATGAGACCCATAGACCGAAAGGATTGATCATGCTGATCTCCCGCCTCGTCGAGAACCTTGTCAAGTCTGTCATCTACTGCGTTGGAATCTACGCCATCGTCAAGTGGGTGCTCTCCCGTTACAAGATCTCGAAGCAGGATTTCACCACCCCTACCAACATCGACCAAAGTCTCTGATACCCTCCTAGAACCCAACTCGGGTTCTAGGTTTCTCGATAGAAAGGAACGAACATGGACGAGATTACATTCCACGATCCGGATCCCATCACCAATACGCAGAAGGTCACACTCACGATCCCCGACCACGTCGACCCGATAGTTGCCAAGCAGATGCTTCGCAACGCCCTCCGGGATCCCGTCGCCGTTGAGACCTGGCGAGTAGAGCTCAGCAAGATCGAGAAGGAGAGCAAATGAACCTCGCATTCGTCAAAGCTGCCCAGGACTTCGTCGTACGCAACTCGCACCATATCCTCACCGGACTGGCGCTGCTGGGCCTCGGAGCATCGGTCGCTCTGAGCGTCCATGCGGACCGTCAGATGCAGGAGTGGGATATCGACGACTTCAAGCGCCTCACCAAGGAGCAGCGAATCAAGATCTACGCTAAGATCTACGCTCCTCCGGCCATCGCCATATTGGCCACGGGCGCTTGTGTCATCGGAGCTCACAGCATCTCGATCAAGCGTGAGTCGTCCCTGCTCCTTGCCTACGAGGGTACGCGCCGGGTGTACGACCGTTATCGCGCCTCCGTCCAGGATCGCCTAGGTCCGGAGGAGAAGACGATCTCACAGAATGCCGCGTCCAAGATGGATCCATATCCTCGTGACGCAGCTGTGGTTTGTGGCGAGGGCGACGTCCTGTTCTACGACGCCTACAGCGGTCGTTATTTCAAGTCCACCGTCAACAAGATCGACCGCGTAGTCAACGAACTGAACTACACTCTCCTCCGCGAGATGTGCGTCAGCCTCAACGAATTCTATGCCGGCATCGGCCTCGAGGGCATTTCCTTGGGTGACCAGCTCGGGTGGAATGAGCAGAGGCAGATCGAGGTGCACTACGGCGCCCAGGTCTCGGACGACGGGAAGGCCGTCGTGGTGGTCGATTTCGTCGTCGAGCCCACTGAGAAGTGGTTCAAGCTTTCGTGAAAGGAGCACGGTATATAACGAGACCCATCTAGAAAGGAATGATCATGAGTTTCAAAGAGACCACCGGATACAAGGTCGTATCCCTTGTCGCCTCGACATCCGCCAGCATTACCGCCGGTGCCGTTGTCGGCGCTCTCTGCCCTCCAGCCGGAGTGGTATTGACCGCCATCTACGGCGTCGGAAGTAGTGTCCTTGGTACATATGTCGGTGACAAGGCCGGACGACAGTACGCCGAGACCCTTGCCGAGACCATCGACTCCATGAAGACACCTCAGACCAACTAGACCGCCGTGCCCCCGCCCGCCCCGCAGGACATCCCCCTCGACGGCCTGTCGGCAGCGGAGCTGCTGGACCTGGCCTCCCGGGTGGCGGAGGCCCACACCGCCGCCGTCGCCCGGGAGGAGAGGGCACGTCTCTCCGCCCGTGACCGTCTCGTGGCGGCAGCGGAGGAGCTGGGCCGCCAGCTCGGTCCCGTCAACCCGTCTCAGAGGGATCTGACCTGCCTGCGCGCCGCCTGCCGCATGACCCCGGAGGAGCTCGCGGCCAAGACTCCGGAGGTGCTCCAGCTGCTGCTGGGGTCTGTGCGGGACGTGGTGGCGGTAGCCCAGCAGGCCGTGCTCATCGGCGCCGATCAGGCTCGCTGAGCGTGACGGGCCCCGCAGCCGGCCGCAGACCCGGCCGTGGAGTAGCGCAGGCTACGGGTGACGACCCGCCGCTGCGCGACCGTCGCGACCAACAGGAGGCCCCCGCCCAGTTGGGCGGGGGCCTCCTGTCTATGCGAGCCGCTTCATCGGGCGGCGTCTGCCGCGATCTGCCAGATGTCGATCTCGGCGGCCTCCTCGCGCACCTCCTCGCGCACCGCGTCGAGGTCGAGGCCATGGTCCGCCGGGGCGTAGATGAACTCGCCCGCGAGGAAGAGCGGCTCGGGCAGGAGGCGCCGGTAGGCGTCGGTGATGGCGTCGACGGCTGCGGGGGTGGCATCCTCGCCGAGGAGCTCGCGGATGGCGTCCTCCCAGCGGTCCCAGCGGGTGCGACCGGTGATCCACCGGACTGCCTGGGATGTGATGGTGATGGTGCTCATGTCTGGCTCCTGTCCAGGTTGTCGGGGAGTCTCTGTCCTCGTCCCCGTGTAACCACTACGATACCCTACACCATGG